CTAAAAGGTTTTTCAGTTCAAGGGTATTTTTTGGAGAGAGCTAAGTTCAACGCTGAAACCCATAAGGTACTTGACGAAATAAAAAACATTCTAAAAGAAATTAAATAATTATGACTTACCAAGACGCTATTAAAAGAATAAATAAACTCCTTGGATTGCAAAAATTCAATTCCTACAAAATCGCGGAGAAGGATGATGAGTTCATTACAGAAGGTGAATTGGCTTTAGATGAGCCTATTTATATTATAACTGATAACGGACAACTTCCTGCTCCTGATGGAGATTTTGAATTGGACGATACAACCAAAATAAAAATCAAGGACGGATTAGTCCAAGAAATTAAATACGATATGGAAAACAAAACACAAGAGTTCGTAGACGCTATGTTGAAGGACGGAACCGTAGTAAAATCCCCTACATTCGATGTTGGTGAAGACGTATTTGTAGTAGCTGCTGATGGTGCTGAAACAAAAGCACCCGATGGGCAACACGAATTAAAACTTAAAGACACAGAAGGTAAAGAAGTTTTAATTAAGATTATTACAAAAGACGGAAAAATCATCGAGAGAGAAAACGTAGAACTTCCTGAAACAGATGAAGAGATGGGTATGGTTCCTGCATTAAGCGAAGCTAACGACACAATCGACGACCAAGAGTTCAAAAAAGTAATGATGGAAAAAATCGATGCTATGGCAAAGAAGATGGAAGAAATTACTAAAACTCAAGAAGAGATGAAGGCCAAAGTGGCTAAGTTCTCAAAAGAACCTGCTGGAGAACCAATTTCTCAAGCTAAAAACATTAGCGCAGAATTTAATGCACATAAAGACGATGCGTTATCAGCGTTAATTAGAACAAGAGCTAACACTCTATCTAAAAAATAAAATTAAATAAACTAAAACAAAAAACAAAAGAAATGAATAAGAAATATGATTTCGGTTTTAATCTATCATCTTTAGCAACTTACACAGACGAAGTTGGTGGAGAATTGATTAGACGTGCAATTCTTGAAGGAGAGACGGCAAAAATTATTAAGGTGCAACCTGGGGTTAAAGGGAGCCAAGCGATAAATTTGCTTAACTCTACATTAGTAGTTCAAGAAGGCACTTGCGGTTGGAACTCAAGCGGTTCAACCATATACACACAAAGGGATATCCAAGTTTGCCAATACAAGGTGAACGAGTCGTTATGTCCTGCTGACCTAAATAATTACTGGTTAGGCCAGTTACTCACACCTGGAAGTACCCCAGAAACGGTACCATTCGAAGCACAGATTAGTGAACTTAAAGTAGCACAAATCTCTCAATATGTAGAGAACTTAATGTGGGGTGCAAGCTCTGCTGATACTTGTTTCTCAGGTTTCATCGAGTTAACAGCTCAATTAGGAACAGGAAATACAACAGTTACTGGTGGTATCGTTGTGACTGGTTCTTCAGTTTTAACTTCATCTAACGCATTAGCTCAGGTGGATTTACTTGTTGAAGCTATCCCTGACGATATCGTAGACAGAACTGACTTAGTAGTGTTTATGTCGCACGCTAATTATAGAAAATATTTAATTAACTATCGAACAGCGAATTACTACCACTACAATCCTGAGTCATCTTACGAAGACTTCAAAACATTCCACCCTGCAACCAATATTTTGGTACATCCAGTTGGTGGTCTAAACGGAAGCAATCTATTAGTTCTTATGCCTGCAGGTTATGCAGTTATGGGAGTTGACTTATTAAGCGACCAAGAAACATTAAAAATGTTCTACTCTGTCGATTTTGACGAGGTGAGATTACGTTCAAATTTTAAAATTGGCGTAAATTTGGCCTGGCCGAACTTCGTAATCACTAATGGATTATCATAAACTAAACTTGTCCTTATGGACTATTAAATAAAAAACAAAAATTATGAGTTTTTCAAGCTGTTTTATCACATCAAATGTGTGTAAAGGATGTCGCGACTCGATTGGGGGTATAAAAACCGCCTATATCGTTGCAGGTTGTGTTACTGGCACAACTGAAAACGCAGAACAAGAAATCTTGACTGTGGGAGCGACTGGTGGAACTGTATATCAGTTTCAAGTTGAAAAGAATACATCTAATTTTGTTGAAAACATCCAAGCAAGTTTAGAGAATGGTACTGTCGTATATAATCAACAATTAAACCTAGTGTTTTTGAAGTTGCAACAATCTACGAGAAACCAAATTAAACTTCTTGCTCAAAATACCAACTTAAAGGTATTTGTTGAAACAAACGAAGGAAGTATCTTTTATTTAGGCGAAGACTTTGGTTTAGCACTAAGTAGCGGTATGGCTGAGAGTGGAACTGCATTTGCAGACCGTTCAGCATACTCAATAATGTTAGAAGGTTTTGAAAAAGAACCTGCTAAGATATTAGCTAACTCTCTAAGTTCTACATTAGTAGGATTGAGTTTAGTTGATTGTGCTTGCTAACAACAACAATAATAAAGGGGGGATATTTTGTCCCCCTTTTTTAGCCAAACTTATTAAATGAGAAATTTCGGGAAACAAAATATAGGTAAAAAAACTTGGGGAGTATTGGGTAAGCAACAGACTTACTTTTATCAACCTGGTCTTGCAACAAACAAGGAAAAAACGCCATTAAATGCGAACCCTATGGACGCTTGGGATTTAAAGAAGTCAAGATACAGACGTATTGACTTGATGCCAAAAACTCAAATGGAGAATGACGGACAACAAGCAGGAGTTGTTCCACAAGGAACATCAACACCTAATGTATCGCCAACTCCCACACCCACAACTACAACAACATCCACGCCTACACCCACTCCAAGTTTCACTCCAACTATTACGCCAAGTTCTACACCATATCCATTACCTGAAACACCATCATTATGGTATGACTCAACTAACTTAGGTTCTATTGATTATATCTCTTCAGGAGGTACAAATTATGTATCTGCTTGGAGAAGTATTGGAACGTATCAAAAAGTCCTTACAGGGACAACTACAGACACGATGCCAATATGGTCTGGTTCAAGTCAATTGCCAGGTTCACCACTTGTTGTGAGGTTCACTAAGAGTGCGACAGCAGGACTAAGAGATTTCTTAACTCAAAGGTTCGACAATACCGTAGTTCCTGTTTCAGGGTCAACAACCTTTATGGTTATTACCAATCCAGGTTATAACTATAGTGCTTCAACTACAGTTAATGGGTTTGGGGTAAATCTCATTTTATATTCAGGTAATACCACAACAGGAGGGTTTATACCAACTCCTAGTTCATTCCCTGTAGCTTATTCATTAAACTTTAATAATGGTACGAATAATACAATACAAACTAATACCATTAGTTCTGGATATACTGTACTTGGAGCTGTGGGTATTGTAGGTTTTTCAGCTAATACCTTGAATAATAAGTTTTTATATACTCAAGTAATCCCTTATCCATCAGGACTTGGAAATACCGTATTAAACAATTCAACTACAGGAACGTCAACTAATATTACAGGAACAACTTTATCTAATATAAACGCATTTACTATTGGAACATCACCAACTTCAGGCGGAACTCTTAGTACAACTATTAACGCAGGAGCTGAGATTGGTGAGATTATGGTATTTGGTAGACCATTAACGGCAGGAGAACAAACACAGGTTCAAAACTATCTTAAGGATAAGTGGAACTATACCTCGTGGTAAATCAATAGGAGATATGAATATATTATTTTTGTTGATAGACGATAAACTTGACGCCCATTATATAATAAGCGAGTATGTTAATAATAAGAAAGAACGAGGTAAATAACTTAATAGCGACTGTGTCTATGAATAAGACACTACCTAATCCGTATTACCTATTCTCTTTTCAAAACATAGCCAGTAAGGAGAGAATATCATTCATTCCTCAAGTTATTACATCTAACATAAGATATGATAAGTTTAGGTTTATTGAGGGAGGTAATGTTAATCCATTAGGAACACCACCTGAAATATGGTTTGGTAATAATTTAGGACAGTGGTATTATTCTATCTATGAGCAAGTAAGTTCTGGTAATACAAATATAGCCTTAGCTTATAATAAGTTAGAGTCTGGTAGAGCCATTCTTATCGTAGGTAATGATACCAACGATTGTTTCTTTGAACCATACATATCTAATGATGAAGACTTCTCTAACATTATTTATGTTAGTGAGGAAGAACAATTTTGTATATCAGGTGATACACAACCTGTTTATTCTCAAGTATTAACTTTTACTGGAACACCAAACTATAATTCAATACAATATAGATGTGATGGAACACAAGTTGAGGCTTGTTATAGTATAAGTAATCAAAATACTATGATTGATTTAGTTAATTTATTTAATACACCAGCACCAGACCCATTACCACCAAGTTGTTCTACACCATCATTTTGTTATTGTTGGACTGACTATGGAACCTATTATGATAACGGTGATGGTAGAATTAGATGTGAAATGCCAACATCATTATACAATACCTTATGTTCTGGTGGAACATTAACATTAAATGTTATTAACGATTAAAACTATGGACGAAACACAACTACAAGATTTAATTTCAACTTTATTAAAGAACGAAATACAAAACCAATTAAGACTTGTTGGACCTGCCAGAGGTTTTAACGGACAAAAAAAAAACCAGTTAGTAATAAATTCCCTACACCAATTTCAAACAAATTAGATACGGGAACTTTATACAACTCTATTGATGTTTATTTTGAAC